TGCGCTCATTAATCTTTCAAGCTTCTCAGAATCACTTATTTCTTTATTTCCTGCCAATTCAGCAAGTTCAAGTTGTACTCCAAGAGGAATTTTAGTTACATCTATTTCTTCTCCCTCAAGAATTGCAATTCTTTTTTCACCTTTATTACCACCAAATTCTTTTTTTATCATAGAACCTCCTATATATTTGGGTCATAAAACCCTTTTAATTTATGATGCTACTGATTCGCCTCTCTCTGAGTAGATTTCGAAGAGTTGTTCTCCAGCATTTTTTGTTACATCGCATGTTCCTTTAAGTTCAACATTGACTGAATTTGCTTCATCTGCACTATCTGGATTAAAAGCAAGTTCAATACCTTTAGAATTAGAAGCTTTATAAATCGTAATTCTAAATTCCCTGTCATATTCATCAACATTTGTTACTCTTACCTGGATTGAATTTATTGTAGTTATACCTCCACTTTTAAGAGTTTCAGAAATTCCCTCTACTTTGGAATAACTATCAATGCCACCCCGAATAGTTGCAAGTTTTTCAAGGTCTATTTCCAACATATCTCCAGACAATGTTGCTTCATGATTTTTTATTCCTACTTTTATCCTACCGGCATTGTCTGAATCCACCACAACCTCTTCCCAGCTTTCCTTAAATACAATACCATTCATAGCTCCTAAATCTTCCCAATTTAATCCATCTTCTGAAATCTCAAACTTTCCAGAACCAAATATGATTGTGTTTGCCTTTTGAACTGTTGTTTGATTTGACATTTTTCCTCCTTATATTAATAATCTTTATAAATTATGCGGTAGTCTGCAGCTAAATGATATAAATTTGTATCGGATTCATAATCCTCAAATTCGTTCATATATACTCCCTGTATAATGCTTATTCCATCCCAAACTCCTTTACTCCTTTGTAAAATCCTCCTTATTCTATTTGCTATCTCGACTGTTTCAGAATATTTTTTAGCCCAAATGTCTATTTGAAATCTTGGAGAAGATACATCAACTAAATGACCTCTTGGATTAGACACTCTATAAAATGATATGCAAGGATAAATAGGATTTTGTGGGATATTAACATAATAAATCCTATCGTTTATAAGCTTTTTTAATTCATTATCACTTGCAAGTTTATCTTTTAGAGCCTTATATATCATAATTCCTCTTTTAATTTCTTTGACATAATTGAATTTATATCATTTTTAGATCCATCAAGGGCAGGCCTGAGGTATGGATGCGCTCTCATTTTAGAAGTTCCTACTTCCTGAAATCTCGCATAATAACCATCTTTGGAGAATGGCTTAACTGAAGTAGATATCCCTACACTTATTCCTATTTTATTTTCTGTAATCTCTGGTTTTCCAGAAACTATAGCTTCTTTAAGTTTACCAGTTCTAAATGGGGCATTACCTTTTGCTCTATCTCTTACAAGATTAGCTGATTCTGTGAGTCCTTCTTCTAAAAGTTTAATAAATTTATTATCTTTTTTCGCAAGTTCAGCTATTATCTTATCCGCTCCTTCAATTTTTATTTCCATTTTTGCCATTAGATTGCCTCGCTATAATATAAAACCATTTCTCTATTTTTCTCTTCCACGTTTACAATTCCAGTAATATTAAAAATTCTATCCTCAAGCATTATCCTCATCTTTGGAGTTATATCAGCCAAGTATCTTATTCTTATCTTGCCTGTAGTTTCTGCATTCACAGTTTTAGCTGCCCAATATTCTCTACCCACAAGTGGGAGCACTTCAGCCCATACTTCAGCAAAATCTTCCCAGGTAGTTATTATTTCACCTGTAGCTGGGTCTTCAGATTCAATAGGTTCTTGAATTGTAATTTTGTGCCTTAATGCTCCTATTTTCATTACAAACTCCAAATACGATATTGATATAATAGATATTCAGCTTGAGTAGGTATTGATACCTGGCTATCTTCTCTGTTCTCATAATAACTTCCAATTATAAGTAGCAATGCCTGCTTTATGGCTTCAGGAATTATAAGTCTTGCTTCAGTTCCACTTATCTTATATCCTGCGGTATATCTAATTTTTACTGCTCCTTTAGGATATGGATTAAAATAAGGAAAAGACCCGCCATAAGCCGGAACAATTACAGCAGGTTCAGCTTCAAGAAATGAAATATAATCCGCAATATTAAGTGTGCTTTCTACTCCCTCACAATCTGTATATTTTATTGAAGTTACAGTTTCAACTGGCGGTTTGGGAAGTATTATTTCCTTTTCAGGAAAGTCATCTAAAATTAACTCTAAAACCTGAGAAGCTAAAGCCCTGTTAGTAAAGTTTTCTGCAGACTGCCTTGCTGCCTTTATTAGTGAAGATATAAGAGTATCATCATCGTTTGTGGTAACTCTTAAATGTAGTTTTGCTTCAACAAGCGATATAGGTTCAGTTTTAGGTGCGGTTATTAGCTTTATCATTTTTCCTTCTTTTTGATTTTACTTTTGGCTTAATATATTTTATTTCCTTTTCAACTATAATTTCAGCATCTCCCCTTGATACATATCTTTTTGCAAGTTCAGATGAAACGGAATAAACCTCTCCAGGAATATATCTTTTTTGTCCTTTGCTAAAGCTTCTTATTATTTTTACTTCCATTTTTCCTTACCTCTTTAGGCTTTTTTATTGCCCTTTCAATTTTGTCCTCTATCACAGGCTCACCAAGAACATTTAAAGATTTTACTTTGCCTATATCAAAATTAGAAATATCAATTATTTCACCTTTATATATTCTCTTGCCTTTATAGATGAACTCGCCTTTGCAAAGAAATTTCATAATTACTCCTTTTTACTATAGGCAGGCAGATTTACTACCTGCCTAAATTAAATTAACTGTCAGCTTCCAATACTTGGAACGTCGAGTATCACGAATGGACTAACTTTAGTAACTTTATCTCTTAGAGTTATTGGAGCAGTCAACCACGGCTTACCATCTACATTCCAGAATGCCTTTATAACAGTTCTGTTGGTAGTAAAGTAAACATGTTCACTTGCTGCAATCTCAACTCCATAACCGTCCTTGATTAAGTAATACTGGAAGTTAGCAAGCATTAGGTCGCCTTTGCCCCCAAGAGCAGGAAGGAGGTCAGTATAAACCAGAGGTAAACCTAACAATGTTCCAAGCACTCCAGTCCTTGCATCAGGCTGGAATACAAGGTTAGGTGCATCACTCTCAGAAGCCTCAAAGTCTTTCATTTGCATTAACTGAGGTAATGCTGACTTGGAAGCAACCCAAACGTAATTGCCTACTCCGAAGGAACTTGCAAACATATTAACTATATCTGCATAAGTAATTCTATTTGAAGTAGCCCTGTTTATTGCTATTGTTCCAGCGTGGCCTATTATTCCAGTTGGTCTTGTGGAAGAGTGAGTTCCAGTAAGAAATTCAATCTCTTCTGCTGCACTTATTGCACCCCTGAACAAGCTTGCAATTAGGGTTTCGAGTGCGGAAGTATTTCTAAGCAGTTTATCAGTTACAACTATATGAGCTGCAACTTCTTTAGGATCAAGTTCGATTAGCTTAAATCCAGTATCTGCTTCAGTTTTTTCATTACCTTCGGTAATCCAATCTACTTCTATACCTCCATAAAGACCTGTACCATCAACTGCGGTCTGGTCAAGTGCTGGCATTTCAACGCCCTGATCAGGTATATCTCCTGCGGGTATGATGCTTGCTCTTGGTCTTACTACTGCTTCCCCCAAACTTACCATTTTTATTGTAGGTAAGAATTCATCAGGAATAAGGTAACCACCTTTAGTACCGCCTGGAGTATCTCCACCAGAAACTGAGAGTTCCCTTACTTCAGTAAGCCTTGGGTCAGCTCTATGAGTTTTATTTTCCATAGCAACTGCCTGGATAAACTCGCCAAGATTTCTAAACTGCCCTTTAGGAGTTCCTTTGTCATCTGCGGGTTTAATTGGTTGAGTAATAGGTTTATTTAAGAAATCCCTTGCTTCCTTTAAAGCTGCCTCAGTCTTTTCTGCTTTTTCTTTTTTGTCTTTTAATTCCTTAAATTCAACTGAAAGTTCATCTACCCTTTTTTCGTCTTCAGGAGTCAAATTTTCTTTACTGCCTACCTCTTCAACTTCTTTAGCTATTTCCTGCATCCTTTTTATAATTTCCTGTAACATTGCTTTCTCCTTTTAAAATTATTTTATTTTACAAAGATTGCACTTAGCTTTAAGCTCCTGCTTAAGCCAGCCGCTGCAAGAAGCTCCTGCTCCCTGCAATAAAAAACACCTTTTTACAGGTATTTTTTTTACTATTTAATTATCTATTTAATTATTTTATTAAATTTATCTTCATCTTATAGTAAGATTGTCTTATCTTTTGTCTCAGTTTTTCCTCACTTAGCTTTTCTTCATTAGATATTTTTTGTCTTTCTGTTATATGAGTTCTATAAATATCTTCAGGACTTCTTATCCCAACATTTGTTTGGGGATAAGCTGGATAAGTAACAATTGAAACATCATAAAGTTTAGTTTTAACAAGTGTTCTTATTGGTATAACTTCTTCTTCATTCCACTCATCTACTAAAGTTTCAAAAGCAAAAGACATCTGGCTAATATCACCTCTTGCAACTGAGAACAATAAATCTCTTGCCCATTGTGTATCAGGTGGAATTATCTTAATCTTTAATCCCCTGTCATCTTCTTCTAAAAATAAAGTTTCATTAGTAGTCCTCCCCAAGACATAATTAGGGTCATGATTAAAAAGTGCCCTTACATCATCACCTTTTATAGTTTCACTAAAAGCACCTTTTCTTACCTTTTCCCTAAATCCGCCTAAATCTTCTGACAGCTCATCAAATACTGCAGAATATCCTACAATTTCAGGTGTTTCTCTATTAGCTCTAAGCTCAAAGTTATATGAGCGTATTTCCTTTGGATTATCAGATTTTAGTTCTGCTGGCTCTATATCACCATCACGCAGGTGTGCTGCAACGTGATTATAAACTCCCTTTCTATCACTATCAGGAATATCTGCACCACCTCTTGACCCATTAAGAACTGCTATCGAACTCTGGCAAGATTTTATGTTCGCAGCTCCAATCGTTCCATCCGAACTAACTTCGTGATGTGGGAATTTATAAGATGATTTAACATCGGGATCGCCATCTGGATCAACCCAGGCAAACATTTTCTTATAATATGGCGCTGTTTCATCGTTTCTTAATCTTGCAATATTAGTTGGTCCATCCCAAGCCTTATCTGATAACGGTGTATGATGGATGCCAATTGCACCCCTAAGTTCGTTATTTATATTCATATCTTCCTCCTCTTTTTCATTCCAAATATTTTGACAGATAGCAAATCTTTGTTTATTATCTGGATATTCTTTATTCATTAAATCATCAGCTAAACAGCGTTCCATCCAATCATCATAATCCTCATCATTTTTTGGCCCTGGTAAAGGCATTTTAACCTCCTAATAAAAAAGCACTCTTTTTAGAATGCTTTATTTTTTATATTTTTATTTAAACTTATTTGTGCCAGTAAGCTATATTGCCTGTAACTTCTGCTCCAATTTCATCAGCAAACTTTTTAACTCCAGGAAACTTTTTTAACTTTGCAACATCATGTAATAATACTTTTCCACAATGCGAAACAAGAGCAAAATTTTCTTTTACGGTTTCATACTGATGATCATCATCAATAAAAGCAAAATCAAATTTAATTTTATCTAAAATTTGTCTTATTTCACTGCTATTTTTTACAGTATAGTAATGTATCCTTTTGGTTAGCCCTAAATCTTCCCAAACTTTATATTTAGCTTTATAGTTTATTATGTCAAAAGTAAATATTGTTTTAGCAAAATTAGCCATATAGGCAGATGATATTCCTCTAAATGTCCCAATTTCCACAATCGTTTTTATTTTTATATCCTTAAAAAATTCTCTAAATTCTGGATTTTGTATAGCAGAACCTTTTAACAAGTTATTTTCTTTAGCATATTCATATACGTTCATACCAACTCTTTGTCCTTTCATATGTTTTTCTAAACATTCCATCAACTATTTTCTTTTTTGGCTTTAGTCTTGATGGTCTCATTTTATCAATTAACTTATCATATTCTGGATAATCACTCTTTTTGTATTGATTAGTTCCTATCTGGTCAAGTCTATCAATCCATACTCCAGTATAAAAAGCACTTACATAATTCTTACTGTGCTGATACATTATCCAGCCTGATAAAGTTCCTTTATGCTCTGGTATAGGTTCATTTATCATACTTCGTCTTATAAGTACTCCTGTACCACCAACCATTTCAGATAAATAAAGCTTACTGCCTTTAAAATCAACACTATAAAAATGCCTGTAATAATCCTCGTTTTCTTTAATATCATAATTTAACATCAGGTAATGGTTAGCCTCTACTGCAAACAAGGGCAACTCATCTAAAACTTCTTTTAGTTTATCAAGCCAACCTTTTGGAACTATTGTATCGTTATCAACTTTTGCTATATACTTGTAGTTTTTAAATTTTTCAAAAAAGTAATTCATAGGTGGTACAAGCCCGACATTTTTATCTTCAAAATGAACTTCAATATTTTTATCATTTAAGACTTTAAGATATTTTTTAGTCCCATCAGTAGAATTGTTATCCCAGATAAATAAGATATAATTTTTTGTATTTTTTCTTATTGCTTCTATTGCTTTTTTTGTATATTCAAGTCTGTTCCAAGTAATCATGAGAATTGGAATTTTACTTTTTACTTCTTTTATTTTTCCAAGTTCAACATCATTTTCTATATAAAGATTACTGTCTTTTCTGCGTTCATCAAATATTTTCTTATTTTTAAGTCTTATCTCTCTCGGATTAATGCCCATTTCCCTTGTAGTCTTATTTCCAAAATGATGTACGTAACTTGCCATACACCATATTGATTTAAAACCAGCCTTTGAAGCTCGCCAGAGTAAATCTAAATCCTCGTGAGTTGCAAGCCCATAACGTTTCCAGTCAAACACTCCAACCTTATTAAATACTTTTTTAGAAATTATCCAGCAAAATCCTACAACCCCAGTTTCAATATAAGCCTCACGTAATTCCTGTGCCATTCTATTTATTTCATTCTGGTCATTTATTGTGTGCTTTCCTCTTAAAATCTGCATAGTTTGCATTGTAGAACTATGACAGGTAGAAGGCCCAACTATTCCAACATCCTTATTATATTTAAAGCCTTTCATTAATTTTCCAAGCCATCCAGGAGTTAAAAGTGTATCTGAATTTAAAAAGCAGATATAATTATATTTTGCTACTTTTATTGCCTGATTCCAGCCATAGGATACTCCTTTATTTTCTTTATTTTCTATTAATGTATAATCTATCCAGCCAAATTCAGAAAGCCACTTCTTAGTTTCACTATTTGAACCATTATCAACAATTATTAGTTCATAATTTTCAGTATATTCAATTAAACTTTCTATACACCTTTTTACATAATCAAGTGCGTCTTTTACTAAGATAACTATTGAAACTTTTTCATGCTTATAATTTTGAGATTTAAGTATATAATTTTCATCTGCAAACTTAGCTATTCCCCTTGATACCCAGCGTCTTGCAACTCTTTCAATCTGTTCTGTTGTCTCACCTACAAGGTAAGTTTTACTTTCAAAATTAAATCTTTGAGTTATTATAAGTTTTACAGTTTTCAATTAGCCCTCCGCTACCACCATACAACAACATCCCTGATGGATCGGAGGATATTTTATATTGCCATTTACTACCATTATATTCTCTCCGTCTCCAAGTTCCTGCCCATCTACTGCTATATATTTATCAACTCCAATAATCTGCCCATCTAATTCTTCGCAATAAGGACAGGATTTTCCGGAAGCATTTATAAGTCTATATTTTGTAATTCCTACAATTTTATAGACAAGTAATGATATTGCCCCCATTAGTTTTACAGTTTGTTCAGTTGCTACATCATCAGGCCTTTTTTCTTCCCATTCGCTTAATTTTTTCTCTACAATTTCGACCGGATCTTCATCTTCACTTATAGCTTTAGCCACTTTATTTTTAAGCTCAAGCGAATTCTTCTTTGTATAGTTTGCTGCAAATCCTTCATTATATTTTTCAAGATACCGGTCAAACTCTAAATCTGGATTTACTCCTACTTCATCAGCGGCTTCAGCAGCTACTGCTTTTGAATATGTAGATATAATTGGCTTTGCCTGCTTTTTTACAAAATCTCTATGAGACTGATAATATAGATCTATTTGCTCGTTAAATACCTGGCTGTCTCTTGAATTGAATGATTTTTTTGCAATATCTAAAATATCCTTTTTTTCCCTTTTCAGAATCCTAACAGTCATCTGATTAAAAAGTCCCTTATAAGCCTGGGCAGTTTTAAATTTACTTTTAGATGAACGTAATTGCCTATCTTCTATAGCCTTTTTATCTTCTTTAACTTCTGGAAATATCCTTATCTCCTGCCCATCTATAACTATGTTTTTATTTTCAAGTGATATTGGATTATCAATTGGTTGCATATTTAACTGTATAAAATGCCTGTCTCCACCAGGATAAGGATTTCTATTTTCAAGTTCCAATACATCATTCGGACTATAAACTCCATTCTGTAAAGCTTTTGTATAAGCTTCCCACCTTGTAGCTGTATCACCTCTAAGAAGCCCATCTATTACAAATTCAGAAAAATATTTTCCTATTTCGTTTTCCTTAAACAGTTTTGTATTAAATGCCTGCTCTATCCTTACAAGCCACGGCCTGATTGTGTGAACTGCAAAATCAATTGATTGATGTTCTATATTTCCAAATGTTGCTCTGTCTAAATTCTGGAGTAAGTGAAGTGGAACTCTATAGATACGTGCTATTTCCTCAAGCTGAAATTTTCTAAGCTCAAGATATTGTGCATCAGCTGGAGCTATTGTAATAGGTTCAAATTTCAACCCTTCCTCAAGTAGCATTACTTTGTAGGAATTCCCAAGTCCGGCATAATTTTCATTTATGGATTGCCTCAAATTTTTAGAACCTTGCTCTGATAGCTTGCCAGGATGAGTAGCAACTCCGCCTATATTGGTTCTATTTTCAAAGAATAATTCCCCAAATTCCTCCAATGCAGTTGAATAAGCTATTGCTTCCCTCGCATATTGAATTGGAGAAATTCCTATTATTCCATTAAGAGACAATCCTGGAATATGGAGCACTTCATTATTGTCAAATATCTTATCTCCATTATTATCATTATAGGTATAAATAACATTACCATCTTTAATTTCAACTCTGGCCCGGTTATATGGCAGTGGATAAATTTCTATAATATCGCCTCTATTATTCCGTATTATCTGATTTATACTATTACCTCTAAGAAGTAATGTAGCCATAACAGTTTCACGCCAGCTAAAAGAAGTCATATATTTATTTGGCTTATCATGTAGCAAGTAATAAAGCGGATGATCTATTTTTTTATTCTTTCCATTTTTTAGCCTTTCATAAACATTTAAGGGAAGTGAAGCAATTGTTTCAGCAAGTATCCTAACACAACCATAAACCGCTGATTGTCTCATTGCGGTATCTTCATTAACTGTTATTTTTA